ATAAGATTAAAACCTGGAGAGTCTGGCCTTGATTTAACCAAGGCTAGGCAGAGAATAATAGGGATGCATAATAAAGCCTGTGTGTATGACGGGGAAGAGTTCAAATCTCTCCTTGCTCTGGCCAATAGATTAGGAGTCTCAAAGTCCACAGTAACTAGAGCAATTAGGAAGGGGGTATATAAAGGGAAGAGGATAGGTTTGTTATGAAAACGGTTCACAAGCAGGATGATTTCGGAAATAAATTAACACTACATAATACTGGGCAAATTCACCTCCAATTAAAAGGCGAGAGGCGCCCTAGGTATATAGGCAAGTTCATAAAAGAAAATCATCTTTGGCATTATGAGAAAATGCTAAAAGAAGAACATCGAATGATTAAGAACGACTCGTGGGGTCTTAATTGGTCTATAGTCGAAAAGATGGACCCAGAGGCGATAATAACCCTTACAACCGAAAAGGCTCGCTACCCTATAAGAGTCAGGGATGCGCGGGATAATGGCGAGTTCCTACACTTTAAGTCCCAAGGTTTTGAAAGGCAGTTCTTTGTTCCCTTGAAACACTGGGAGATTAACCATAAGCTAAAATCTTGACACCAAATAACTAACCCACTAGCCTTTATGTAAGTCAGTGACTTAACATGGAGTGTCCAGTGGACGAATCAATAGAAATCGGCAGTTCTGTCGCTTTAATTTACAAAATACAAACAACAATAGACGGTGGAGCAAGGGTTACAATCGACCTCCCTAGTGTATCATCAGACCTAGCCAAATCTTTATTAGAAATGAAGTTGCTGGGGCGCGAAATGGTCGCAGTGGCATTTGTTAGATACGAGGAGGATGGCTTTGAGTAATGTCCCAGAATCTACAAAGCCCTCTATCGAGACATTTGATTGGGTTCAGTTAGATAAATATCTCCAGTTTAAACCAAACCTAAAGACCGTGGCTGAACTGATGGGCGTCCACCCCAACACCATAAAGAACTACATAAAAGCAAAACACGAGATGACTTACACTGAGTATGCTGACGTTAAGTTATCTAAGACTAAACATCGCCTAGTAGAAAAAGCTCTACAGATGGCCATGAGTGGTAAAAATAATGTCATGATGATTTTCTGCTTAAAAAACATTTGTAAATGGTCGGATAATATTGAGCCAGAAATAGAAGAGTCAGACTTAGAGTTCTATTAATGTCCGTCTGTAGAATTAAGTACGACAAGTTACCCACCCAAGCAAAGGTTTTTGATGATGATTTAACCTTTACGATAATGCAATCAATGGGGCTAGGTGGCGGGAAAACATACAATCTCTGCATGAAACTATTAAAGTTATCAAAACTCAATAAGGGCTATGCGGGAGGGGTTCTTGCCCCATCCTATCCCGATTTCAAAAAGGACATACACCCGACATTTGAAGAGATTTTGGAAGTTAATAAGGTCAGATATAGGTATCATAAGACCGAGAAATGGTATTTATTTCCATGGTCCAAGGCTCCATTATGGGTTTTTACCGCAGAGAAACCTATAGCTGGACCAAACCTTGCTTATTGCGGAATAAATGAATTTTCACTAATGCCTTACGACAGGGTTAGTGAGATGTTGAGAAGAGTAAGAATCAAGAACGCTCCATTTAAGCAGAGAATAATGGTCGGAACTCCCGAGGATGAATACGGCTGGCTTGAGGAATTTGTCGAGGCTCAAGAAGAAAGGGGGCCTGACAAGTTTAGAATACATTATGGCGACACCGACGAGAATGTTCACATTGATGAGAATTACGGTGAAGAACTAAGGGCGTTGCTTGATGATAAAGCTCTGGAGGTTTTCAAATCGGGAAAGATTGCTAGACTGGGAAGCGATTATTATTATTATTCATTTGATAGGTCTAAAAATGTCACAGAGCGAGCAGAGTACGACCCCTCACTTATCATTCATGTGGGACTCGATTTTAACGTTGGAAATATGTGTGCCACCTTTTCACACAAGGTGGGTAATCGACAGATGGTATTCAACGAGTTACATCTCACGGGCGATTCTAACACGTACACAATGGCAGATAGATTAAAGGAAATGTATCCAAAAGACATGATGCTTATTACTTGCGACGCCTCTGGCAAAAATAGGAGTACGTCTGCAAAAATAGACGCTCTTAGTGATGTTAAGATTTTAGAATTACCCGAGTATGGTTATAATGTAAGGTGGAAACGCCAAAACCCTAGGCATAAAAAAAGAATCCTGCACATGAACGGCCTTTTATATCACTCTCAGTTGCTTATTAATCCGCGATGCAAAAAAACAATTAGAGACCTAAAGGGAACCAAGGCTAAACCAGATTACACCAAGGATGAGGGTAAAGATAAGTCATTCTCACATTTTAGTGACGGATTGGACTATGTATGTGATTTCGAGCATCCTTTTAAGATAGATAAACCGATGAAACCTATATCAATGGGAACCAGATGATTGATTATTCAAACCTAGGACAGAGATTAAAAGTAATTCAGGCCATTAAGGATGAGCAGAACACCGACAGAAAGGCTCGTTCATTAAAAGAGTGTGAAATTTATAATGATGATATTCGCCCTTATGTCTTGGATTATCTAAGAACAAGATTTAGCGCCGGAACGGTTTCAGAGATGCCTATTATCGCATCAATTAACCTCTCTCAAAAAATAGTTAATCAAGAGGCGTCGATTTATAAGAACCCGCCTAAAAGGACATTCACCAATCTAACGGATGAGCAACATGAGGTGGCGCTAAAGATTTATGAAGATATGTTAGCCGATTCTGTATTCCTGCAGGCCAATAGGTTCTACCGATTACAGAAACAAACACACGTTAAGATTTTCCCGATGAAAGGGAAACTGATGATGAAAAACTATAAGAACCATCAGCTAGATGCTGAACCAGATATGATGATGCCCGAGTATGCTAATGGCTATATCTTTAGTGGGTTCGATAAATTCTTTGGAGTAGAGGATAGAACATATCAAGACTCTGACGGCGTCAATAGTGTAATAGGTGACGAGGAGGATTACGAGGCATCAACAGAAAGGTATGTTGTTTGGGCCCCAGAGGTCCACTTTGTTATGAATGGTCATGGTGAAATCTTAACAGAGGAAACAGAAAACCCGCTGGGCGAGCTCACTCCAGTTATAGATATTTCAACCAATAAAGATAATGAATATTTTGTTTCTTATGGGAACGCCCTCTCTGATTTCGCAGTTGAATTTAACGGGCATCTTTCAAGCTTGGCGCACGTCGTCGATTTACAGGGGTTCTCTCAGTGTGTAATTAAGGGCGACCCCGACTTAATTCCTAAGAATTTAACCGTAGGACCAAACCACATAATTTACCTACCGGTTAATAAAGACCAAGGCATAGATTCAGACTTTGAATTTGCATCTCCCAACTCAGACATTCAAGGTTCTCAATCCTTCGTTGAATCTCTTTTATCTATGTTCCTATCTAGCAGAGGTGTAGACCCTAAAACAATTAGCGGGACAGCTAATGGGGAGCAAGCATTTTCAAGCGGGATAGAAAGACTCCTTTCGATGATAGAAAAATTCGAGGCATCAAGAGAGGACTTATCATTGTTCGAGAAAGTAGAACAAAGAACATGGGAACTGGTAAAGGCTTGGCATAATGTATTAAGAGACACTGACCAACTTGATGATAAATATAAAACAATCGAGTTTCCAGAGGACTCAAAGGTTATTGTCGAGTTCGCATCTCCAGAGCTAGTCCAGACGGACAAGGAAAAGCTTGAGGCCATAGAACTTAAATTAAACCTAGGGCTTATCTCTCAACGTATGGCGGTTGGTGAGTTTCACGACACTGAGGATGAGGATAAAATAGACGAGATAATGGAAGAAATCGAGGGGGAAATGGATGCCAATAACAAAGAGAAAGACGAGCTACTTCCTAGACCTGAGCAAGAAACTGGAGGGTTTATCGAAAACCCAGAAAACGAAAGCTAAGAACGAAGTTGCAGAATTTGTAGTTAGCAAGATTCAGGATGATACTCAAAAAAAGAAGTCTCCCGTCACGGGGGACCAATTTGAACCATTATCTAAGGCATATAAGAAATTCAAAAAGGCGCAGGGTAAAGGCGGGAACGCTGACCTTTTCTTAGATGGCCTTATGCTCGGGGATATTGATGCTAAGAATAAATCAGATGGTGTCGAGTTCAAGATAACAGATAAACTCTCCAAACTTAAAAGTCACAACCATAATTTAGGGGTGACCCTACCTCGTAGACCATTCATCCCGAATGATGCAAAAAAAGGGAAGTATGGAACATTTAATAAAGAAATACGTGACGGGATTAATCAGATATTAAGGAAGTTCAAGCGTGCCGATAAAGGTTAAAACCAGACTATTCTTAAAAGATATGCCAAAGGATATTAAAAAGAACTTTAGTAAAGGTCTTAAATCCGAAATAGGCGACATTATAAAGGGGAAAATACTTCGCGGGGAGTCCCCAGTTAAAGGGTATTCGTTCGTTAAATACTCGGACTCATACGCCAAACTTAAAGGAAGAAAGAAACCTGTTGATATGTTAGTGACCGGAGAAATGCTTGAGTCGTTAACAGTTAGACAAAACAGGTTAGGTCAAGTTTTAATATACTTTAAGAGCAAGATAGCTAAATGGCATGATAGCAAAAAGGCAAGGGTAGAGAGGCGATTACTTCCGTCTAGAAAAGGCGAGGTTTTCAAGCGTGACGTAATGAAAGAGATTAAAGACATATTAAGAAGGGCCGTAAAAACTGCGACCCGTAAACAGAATTGACGTAACAGTCAAGGGGAACATAAAATGGAAGAAAATCAAATGGTCAGTGACCAGCCGCAAGAACCTGTCAGTGACATTCAGTCGGAAATTAAGCAGGACACCGTTAAGTATGAGACTTACAAAAAGACAGTAGGTGAAGTTAAAACCGTTAAGCAGAAACTTGCTGAACGAGAGGCTTTAATTGAACAGCTCCAACGTGAAAAAATGGACGCCGAGAAAGACCAAGCCGCCAAAGCTGATTACTACAAGTCTAAATTTGATGAGGCCACAAGCAAACTTAACGATTTAACAGAAACGCTCGAATTTAGCTCAGTGAGCAAGCGAGTGGAGCATGAGGCATTAAATCAGGGTTGCGTTGACACTAACGCCTTGATGACTTTCTTCTCTGAACAAGATTGGA